GTGAAGGCTTCATTCCTTTGGACAGCTTGGTGGTGATGATGTAGATAGAGTCTTAGGAGCTAGGTTGCACAACAAGGTCCGCTCGAAGGCGGTGGAGGACGGACGATACACATATGGAGAAAGGACGGCAATCAAGCGGCATAGGAGATGGATCAGCCCCTGATGAACTAGCTCCGACTCACCAGGGATACTCATGACATCTACACACGGCTCTTAAACAGCAAGAGGATACTCAAGGAAACACAAATAGGGGACTCATGCTCCATGTATGTGGGATATCGGGTGTGTTTTCTTCTTTTATTTTCATAAACTCGAAAGGCCGACACTATGTTTAGATTTAAAACGGTCAAAGAATGAATTTGCAATCAAGACGCGGGGCTAGTGGGGAGAACAGGAAGAAATTGGCAACAAGAGATTGATGATCAGGGCGCAGGGGCTTCGGCCTCGGCAGCTGGTGCTGCTTCAGGGGCAGCAGCGGCCTCAGCTGGGGCGGCTTCAGCGGGTTTTTCTTCGGCATCGTGGAGATCGGAAGTCCAAAGTGTGAGGTTGTCTCTCAAGAGCTGCATTATCAGGGTCGAGTCCTTGTAGCTCTCCTCGCTCAGTGTGTCTAATTCGGCGATCGCGTCATCGAAGGCTTGTTTGGCGAGGTGGCACGCCCGGTCGGGAGAGTTAAGAATTTCGTAGTAGAAAACTGAGAAATTCAGAGCCAAGCCCAGACGGATAGGGTGGGTGGGCGTCAAGTCCGATTGAGCGATTTCGGTGGCTTGTTTGTAGGATTCATGGGCAGCGTCAGAGGCAACCTTCCGGCCATCGCCAGAGGCAAACTCAGCCAAGTATCGGTGGTAGTCGCCCTGCATCTTGTGGTAAAAGACTTTGCTCTCGCCTGCTTCGGCGCTAGGAATGAGATGTTGATCAAGGACAGACAAGATGTCATTGCAAACTTCGGCAAGCTCAGCCTCGACTTTCGTGCGGTAGTCTTTGATTTTGGCCACATGGACTTCGTTGCCCTTGGTGTCTTCCTTCTGCTCAATCGAGGAGATGATGCGCCAGCTGGCACGGCGAGCACCAATGACGTTCTTGTAAGCGACTGAGAGCAGATTACGCTCTTCGACCGTCAACTCGGCACCGAGCTTGGCGACATCTTTCATAAATGTCACCATTTCGTCATATCGCTCAGCCTGTTCGGCCAACTTGGCCATGTAGACTTGATTCTCCCGTTCGGAAGACATTGCTCAGATGAATTGCGAGTGGAAGGCTGGTTGTGTTAACGGGAAAAGCGGCGCTGAGAAACAGGACCGGTGTGGAGAAGTGTTTCGGTGAGGTTTGGGGTTGTGGTTTGGTTGTTGGTTTTGTTTTATGTTTGTGGTTCTTGGTTTGATCACGATGGTAGTTTGGGAAGGAAGTGGGAGCACAATTAGTCACTAGGATAACAAGTGGAACATTTCGGTCCATAGTCACATTCTAGGTTAGGCTTCAAATCTTCGTCGGATTCGGTTTCATCTTCAGAATCAACCGTTTTCTTGAGTTCAGCTATTTGACTTTCCATTTTCTTAAGCCTGTTCTCAGAAGCAAAACGAATTTGAGTAAACCTACGTTCTAGGTACTCAAGCTGTAAGTCCCTCAAGGATTTCTTCTTCAGAGATGAATACAATTCCTCATGCTTTGTACCGCAGAACTTACTAATCTTGGTCTCCCGATCGCTAGTTTCTTCCTCCACGGAGCATAACATTCCACAGGAATAACCCAAGATCTCATTCAGTGCACACTTTCGAGGTTCTATACACAATCTCCGATAAGTTTCAAGCAGCTGAGTCCTTCTTTCAGTAAACACATACTTACGTTCACACTTCCTACTACAGTACTTGTCAGTCGTTAGCTTACCACAAGTAAGGCAAAAATTGTTATCCATTACGAGAGAAGTGAAAATAAATACATCAAGATCTCGAGTTCACCACTCAAAATCTTTCCTTATCTTCTTTTCAACAAATCTCCCCTCGCAATTAAACAACAATTTAAACCTTTCGAAATCGAAAATATAGTAGCACAAAGAAACCAAAGCAGAAATAGCACTATAAGGTGAATGGTATCGATCAACAAGTGCCTTATCAAGAGCATCTAGTACCTTAAAATTCCGATACGATTTATAGTTGTCATTGATAGAGATAAATATCTCACTCAAGACTTCTACATCTCGTACGTCGGCACGGCCTAATTTAGTGATAAATTTAGCGGCGTCAGGGATAAACATGTATTTACCATCGACACACAATAAAAATTTTCCACAGAAAGCCGGGTACTTAAAGTCGAATATTTTACATTCAAAATTCCATGTCCCCGCAAGTTGCTTACAGGGATCCGGCACGATATAACCACTGTCAAACAGAATCAAAGAGTCGTCACCGCCAAAGATGCAAAAATGAGCGTCCTCCAAAGGAAGACAATCAAGCAATGCAAGAGCCGCGGACCATGTGTTCGACCCATAAGTATCACAATTACCAGATTTCTGTTGATAAAGCAAATAAGCTTCAAGACCGTAGTTACGATCTTTCACATAAGTCTGGTACTGAGACTTCTCCCAAAGTACTTTCAGCAAGCCATCAAGTCCAAAAAGCTTGTAGAGTGCAATGACAGCCTTGATATGTAACCCAGTTTTTGATTTATCAAACTTTGAAAAATCTATCTCAAGGGCCTTGTACTTACTGGGGGTCAAGAAAGTTACCGTCTCGTTCAGTTCATCAGCAGTCATCCTTGAGTTAAAAACGACACTAGGTCGTAGCGCTCTGATGATTCTCTCATTAATTTCCTTAATGATGGGACCAAAAAATGCATTCACAATTTTGTCCGGATAGACAACAGTCTGTAGAGCAGCATATTCAACCTGAGGGGTGAGATCTAACTTCGGCTTCACATCATTTTTTATCATGAAATTGTAAGTACAAAAGTCAATATCACACAAACGCCTTTGGTCTGCAAGCAATTGCGCTCTTGCAGTCACAGACTGCTTGTCCCACCATCTGAGTGCTGACTCATAGGTGCAATGATCCGAGCGATCGATGTACTCTTCAAAGAAGAATACTTTCAATGACTTTTTCAGCACATTCTCAATTGTATGCCATTCATTCAAAGCTCCTTGAAGTCTCGGGGCTGCTAGGTTCCGTTTCCGAAAAGCCAGGATACTCTCAGTTAAACTACCTTGCCGTTTTTCAGGCATGGCTGTCCGCAGCGCAGGTTTTAGAGCCTCTTTGAATTCATACGGTCGAAACGCTTTTCCAAATTTGATCTTACAATCTGAAACGTCAATGTTTAAGTTCTCAGTGGCTACAGTGTAACCGTCAAAGTCCGAAAACCTAACAGAGTTTCCTGGAAAAGTTGCGTCGAACCAAGTTTGGATATCAGGGATACATCCTACCTCTGGTACTTTTACTTTGCGTGTATTCAAAACAAGAGTCTCGAATTGGCATCGTCTTCGTACCTTTTCACCTTCAGAATATAACAGTTTCTGCAGTTTCTCCTCCATGACAGATGGAATTTCATTGTCCTTGAAAATATCTCTGTACAAACCTCTTTCAATTTCGGTAACCTGTCGCGTATGTTTTAAAATACTCGACGGTGCGGCCCAGGCGCTTGAACTTGTCCCTGTTACATCTCGGGCGACTCGACTGTCTAAGGATTTTTCATCCAAAGCAACATCTTGCCCCTCCCGAGACTCAGCGTACCGCACATAGCTACTTCCATCTCCTGAAATTTCCACAGAGTTTGTCTGATGCAATAGCCGTTTCACAAAAGATATAGCAATTAAGCCTGTTCCTAAAGTCACCACCACAGGTGATGTACTAATTAGGACTGGACCTGCTATCACACCGACCGGCAACAGAGGAAACCTCTTCAATGCCATTGTTGTTGTGATAAAAAGAAACACAAATGTGTTGGGGTGGCAAGCCGATTTTGCAGCAACACGATGATTGTGC